GAGAAGAAACTTTTTTTAAAGCTTCTTTTGTTTTTTCCTTATCTTTTTCTGTTAATACCTTGTCTTCAGGCAATACTCGTTTTTCAGCCATCTTAATATTTTCCTTTCACGCTACCACCACGCATCATGGCTTTACCATATCCACGCTGTGCTGCGCCTACACCACGAGGTTTAGATTTGCCTTTAGACATAGTTTTATTTTTAGAAATCTTACCGCCTTTTTTAAAGTCTTTACCAAACCTAGGGGTTTCAGATGTGTCATAATTACCAGACTCCATTTCTTTTTCAGTCCTTTTACCATATGGTCCAATATTTCCTTCAGCATCTGGAATTTTAATTTTCTGACCGACACGAATTTTATTAGCATTCTCAATGCCGCTTGCTTTCATAATGGCACTGATTGTTGTTTTATTTTTCTTTGCAATTTCTGAAAGAGTATCGCCAGCTTTAACTGTGTAAGGAGTTGCTGCTCTTTTATATGAAGTAAGAGTTTCTCTGTTAGATTTTGCTCTTAGCATATCAGTAGGAGAGTCACCAGGCTTTGCGTCTCTAACATCTTTAGGAGCCATAGCTGTAACATTTTCTGCCACCTCTTTGCTTCTTGCTTCTCGAATAGGACGTTCTTTAGCTTCTCTTTTTCTTTCTTCATTAATTTCTGCAACAATTGTACCTAGACCAAGGGCAGGAAAATAACGAGACACAAAACCTCTAAGCGCACTTGCGCCTAATGCTCTTTGTGCTGCGCCTGTTCTGCCTGCTGCAGCTGCTCTTTTTAATTTATTAGCTGCTCTTGTTTCTGCTCTTTTTTTAGCTGCTTGTGTTTTAGCTGCTTCTGCTTTTTTACCTTCTTCTTTAATAATTTTTTCTGCTTTGGCTTTCCAAGCTGCGTCTAATCTTGCTTGTGATTCTGGCATTTTAGTTTCCTCCTGCTAGGGTGTTATCGCCGCCAGCAGGTGATGCTGGTGCTTGCATGTCGTCTCTTCTGGTTCTACGTGCTTGGTTACGAAGTGCTTCAATGGCATTTGCATATTGTCCTTCGTAAACTTGCGTAATAGAATAGTTCTTCATAAAGTTAACTGCCTCAATCATTGAAGCATAAAACAGCGCATCATAACAAAAGTCTGTAAAGTAATTTGTTGGTGTTGCACTGGTTAGGGTAGTTGGCCTTGCTGTATAAACAATTTTGCCAGAATAAGTGGCACTTGCAGTAGGAGCAAATAAAATTCTAGTGTTTGTCTGCCGTGCATAATATTTAGGCGTTCCTGTGCTTGCGCTAACAGGCCAGTAATCATTGATAAACTCATCAGTTCTTTGTAATAGATTAATTTTTGTGCCACTGTCTTCAATAAATATATTCTTAATAACTCTTGTTCCTGTAGGTAATGTAAATGTATTAGTACCTGCTGATAGTGCAACCGCTGTGGTTAGCACAAGACCAGAGTCATCTAGTGATTTAGTCAGACGTTCTTCGGCACGATTAATCATCTTTGGCAATGCTGCCAAAAATTCACTACCATTGTTTTCGGTAGTTTCGATAATATCGTTTACAAGGTATGTATAATCAGCCATAATAAATTGTTACACTCGCAGCACTAACAGGAAGGGTTACAGATACTTTACCAGCCATTCTAATACCAGCATCAGTAAATTCTTGATAACCTACGTCATTAACACTTGTCAAGTCAAATCGAATAATACTACCGACAGTTGTACCAAAAGGGTCAACAGAAGTTCCCACGATAGAAAACTGCCCAATGCCTGTTGCGTGTACCCCACGAATACGTGTATCGGTAAGTGTAGTGCCTGTTACTACATCTAGTGCTGGACCAGAGGAAGACACATAAGATACTCTAAGATTAGTAGCCATATTGTTTTTGCTCCTATAAAAAACTGTAATGCCTATATTATACTAAAAAAGGGCGCAGGATACAACTCCCACGCCCTTCTATTTTTAGTCTAGGAGACTAACGCTTATGCGCCAGCGTTACCGAAGTAACCTCTCCAGTCCGACCAGCCAAAGCTGTAACGCTCACGGGCTTTGAAGCGGAGGTTACCCGTGTCAAAGTCTGGCTCCATTTTGGTTTGGAGCGGTGAACGTACAAACATTTTAGCACCATTCGGTACATCAGTCTTGATGAAGAAGGCATTCGTATCCGTGAAACGGCGGTTTACGAAGTAACCTTTCGGCAACAGACCTTGGTTGCGAATGGAGTTAATGTCGTTAACATTGGTTACACCTGAATCAGAAACGATTGTCGTTGACAACGTGCTGTTCAAGATTTGGTCAGCAGTGAATACCAAGTCTGATGGGATATGCAAGCTGACGGCTTGTGCGCCAACCAGAATACCACGGTCGTCTTTGATTTTCGAAATGCTGATAAGTGCAGTCTCAAGCGAAGCTTCAGACAGGTCAGCAGCAGAAAGCAGGTTGCTCTGGCTGCCAGCACCGATAGTTGGGTGCGTAGCAGAGAACAATGCAACACCGTCACCGCCTACATACGAAGCACTAAAGCCGTTGTTGAAAACGTCAGCAGCTTTAACCTGTTTCGTGTTTGCCATTGCACGAGCCAATGCTTTGGCACGTAGTTTAGCAAACGTGTCATACAGGTTGTCTTCCATAGCTTCTTCAGTAATTGCGAAGCCAAGGGCAACAGTTTCGTGTGTGTAACGTGCAGTGTAGCTTTCTTGTGCATCGTCATAAGTTACGGCTGCGCCTTCACCTTTAACAGGTGCAGAACCGAAGCCAGTGAAAAGAACTTCTTCTTCGAACGCACGGTCAGAATTTTCCGTGTCAAACAAAGGAGCGTGTTCGTTGTCAACTTCCCCATACTCAAGGCCAAATACGGCGTTAAGACCAGGGAGAAGCTCTTTAGAAATACTTGCTCTATTAATAGCCATTGTTATTTATCTCCCTTAGTTACCACCCGTTGCAGTCGCAGGGGCTGTTACGTATACTTGACGGAAGTTATCTGCATGAAGATTCAGCATAACTTCGATTTTCGTGTAAGCATCACCTAGTACGTTACCAGGCTCGTCAACAACACGAACTACTTTCAGGTCGAGTGCGCCAGCACCTACAGTGCTTGCATCGCCTGATGCGCCAGAACGACCAGTAAAGGTCGAACCAGAAGTAAGTGCGCCAAGAGAAATGTTATTACCAACTACACCAGCAGTAACTGAAGCGTCAGCTTGAATTACGTATACTTGTGCAGGATTATCACATACATAGCCTACAGCATTGGTAGCTGAAGTGCCACCAGGCCAGTATGCTTTAAATTTTTGCTCCCCGTTTTCGACATAGCGGCAGCCTTGGAAAACACCAATGGTAGACTCACCTGCAGAGGTAAGAGCTACGATTGAACCAGCAGACACACGGACTGGCTGTCCAGTGTAAATGCTAGCGGCAGTTCCAGAAGCAATCGGATACTCATTATTACCGTTGCTGTTTGGCGCACCACCACGAATACGGGAAGGAGTTAGACCATTAGGTGCAAAAGTTGCAGTCATTTTTTATTCTCCTTCAGAATGTTATGTAACCAAGGCTGTCGATTATCTTAATCAAAAGAGGGTGTTCGACCCTTAGTTACGTTGGTTTTGCTTTGGTTACGAATTGGCATTCTACGGTCACTGGCATTTTCTAGCTGTGAGTTTACAGCATCTACCATTTCTGCAGAAGCATTTTCGTAGTATCTTTGCCGTGATTCGGCACGACGAGCATCAATTTTTGCTAATGCTAAATCGCCACGGCATACAGTACCTTTATATCTACCATCTTCTTTTACGGCTGATGTGTGCATAATTTCAGGTACTTCTTCAAGTGAAACAAATTCCCATCCTTCACCTAAACGCTTACCAACATTTGTGTAATCGTCTTTGCCTTTTAGGGATATGCGTATCCAACGTAGCTTCATTCCTTGGTCAGCAAATCTATTTTCAATTGACTGTGGAATTTCTAAAAGGTTAGGTTCACGGTATTCAAAGTCTTCTGTTGCTCTTGTTTCCAGTTCACGAGTCTGTGTTGTACGTGTATCATTACGTGCCATTGTGTGTTTTTTCCTTTCGCTTATCGAATAGTTGTGTATGCGCCTTCTTCAGCTGATTCAATCTTCAGCTTTTCTGCCGCATACTGTTCAAGTGATATTCCCCACTTCTGTGCCAGTCTTACATCTTCTTGTGTAAGCTTGACCTTTTTACCTGAAGAGGCTTTAGGAGATAGCGAAGCTCCTGCTACCACTTGAGAGGGCGATGACGTTGCCTTCGGACGGGGGTTTTCAGCTTCCTGTTGTACAGGTTGGCTAAACTTGTGTGGGAAGTTTTGTGCCATACGTGCATCTACTTCCTCATAAAATTCATCAGAGTTAGGGTCGTAGCCCTCATCTTTAAGTTGCTGGTCAATAATCAACGCAGCATTTGTCATAACTACATCAGAGTTAAACCACTCATTAGCACTTGCCCACTGATACGCTTTCATGGTATAACCATTATACGTTTCGCCATCAGTAAACTGTTGCTGTTGTTGCTGTTGTGGTTGAGCCTGTTGTTCTAATTCTTGTCTTTGTCTTGGTGTTAAAGAAGCATACTGTTTCTTTGCTTCTTCTAACCGTAACACATCTATTTGTGCATTGTTAAGATATTCTTGTGCTTGAACAATTAAATCTGTATCACCAGTATCCAATGCTCTTCTGTAAGAATCTTTAGCAATGACAAGCTTTTCTTGTACTGCTTTATCAGAGTTTTCTAGGCTCTGACCAACAGCAGTTCTATATTCTTCCTGCTGTTGTTGTAATGAAAGCTGCATATTTTTATTTTCTTGCAGCAGCCTTTCAATTTCAGCTTCACGTTCTTTCTTTTGTTGAACTAGCTGTCTAATTCTTTTTTGTGCGCCTGAAGTTTCTACACCTTCCAGAGCCTCTTGCTCTTCGCTTTCCGCAGTTTCTTCTTTCGCCTTGACCTTTTTAGCAGGTTCTTTATCTTCTTCTTGATTATCTGTATCCAGTTCAAGTTGAAGTTGCTCATTATCCTCCTCTTGGCCCTCAATTTCAAATTCAACTTTTTCTTTCGGTTCACCTTTATTAGGTGTGATGGTTGCCCATTCGTCACTCATTTATTTTTCTCCTGTTTTACGTCCATAGCGATACAGACGAGTTACGCCAATAATAGTATATTATATATTATTATTATTATTTATACAAATCTAGTTAGAAAGATTGTACGTTGGGTCTAGGTCTTTTGAATCTGACACTACCATTTTAACGTCATCATCAAATATAAGCAAGAGTTGTACGCCTCTATAGAAA